GTGGATGGGGTTGCCATACTCGGCAACGAATGCAATGAGACACAGGCTGATATAATTGACAATTTGGGCCGAGAAGTCATTGTAGTGCCAGATCGTGATCGTGCAGGCTCAAAACTAATCACCAACGCCATAGACTATGGTTGGTCAGTGAGTTTTCCGGTATGGCTGGAAACTTCTAAGGATATCAATGAGGCTACAGTACATCACGGTCCGTTGTTTGTGTTAAAAACAATTTTGGATGCCAGGGAAACCAGTAAACTTAAAATTGAATTAATGCGTAAGCGACTATATACATAACATGGCAAAAACATATCCCATTGATCTACAGAAATTATTTTTAGAAATTATGTTATCTGATGCACAGAGTTTTGTGCGTGTGCAAAATATCTTTAATGCAGAAAATTTTGATCGCAGTCTACGAGAAGCGGCCAAATTTGTCAGTGCACACACAACCAAACACAGTGTATTGCCTAATCTAGAGCAAGTACAGGCAGTCGCCGGAGTTGACCTGCGTCGTGTGGAATTAGAGCCAGCTCAACTTGATTGGTTTTTCGAAGAATTTGAAGGTTTCACTAGACGACAGGAGCTAGAACGAGCCATACTAAAGGCCGCCGATCTAATAGAAAAAGGTGAATATGATCCAGTTGAACGTCTGATCAAGGATGCAGTTCAAATTAGTTTGACCAAAGACTTGGGCACAGACTACTGGGCCGATCCTGCTGCTCGTATTAATCGATATTTTAATTCGGGCGGTCAGGTCAGTACTGGCTGGCCGCAGCTGGATAAGATCATGTATGGCGGATTCAGCAGAGGTGAGCTCAACATTTTCGCCGGCGGATCGGGCTCCGGTAAAAGTCTGGTCATGATGAACATGGCCTTGAACTGGTTATACCAAGGACTACACGGTGTTTATATCACACTAGAACTTAGCGAGGAGCTCAGTGGTCTAAGAACCGATGCCATGTTAAATGATATCAGTACCAAGGAAATCAGAAAAAACATTGATGATGCCGCACTCAAGATACGTATAGCCAGCAAACGTGCTGGTAGTTATAGAATCAAATACTTACCGGCACAGAGTACAGTAAATGACATACGCAGTTTCCTAAAAGAATATCAAATTCAAACCGGCAACCGTGTGGATTTTGTAATGATTGACTACCTAGACTTGTTGATGCCGGTCAGTGCCAAAGTAAGTCCCAACGATCTGTTTGTTAAGGATAAATATGTTAGTGAGGAGTTGCGTAATTTAAGCAAAGAACTAGGGGTACTAATGATCACAGCATCGCAGTTGAATCGATGTCTTTCGTTAGATACACAAGTCTGTGTCAATGGACAAGTCAAGGAAATTCGACATGTCGAGATTGGCGATCAATTGGATTCCAATGGCAGTCCGGTCACGGTAACTGAGATATTGCCAATTACAACGCAGGCAGTTTATAAGATTCGGACAAAATCTGGAAAAGAAATTATCTGTAGTTCTAAGCATTTATTCCCCACAGAAAACGGATTAAGGAATATTGAAAATGGACTTGGTGCAGGGGAAAAATTATATACAAGAATTGTGGGCAACCAAGCCTAAAGTTGCAACAGTTATAATCAGATCTAAGCTACCAGAATTATATGCGACTATAAATGCCTTATCAGGCAAAACATTTTCCGAAAAAGCCTGGTGTTGGGCGCACGATGCTGATCCAGGTGTTTGTCAAGCATGTAGCAAACCAGTAAAGTTTCTAGATTATGCCAGAGGCTACGCAACATTTTGTTCTACTAAGTGCCTGGCAAATCATACCAGTATCATTGAGCAAAGGAAAACAACAAATTTGCTAAAGTATGGAGTTGACCATTATAGCAAAACCAATGAATACAAGGATCGGTTTAAGAATACTTGTCTGCAAAAATACGGGGTTGAGAACCCCGGGCAAATTGAGACTCTAAAAAGTTTAAGGGCCAGGAATAAACAAAAAACATTTTTCGATAGTGTAATCGGGCAAATCAATGGGAAAGTTCAGGCACTATTCCAATTTGACGAGTACACTCATTTGCGGGATCACAGTCTAGAATGGAAATGTCTGGCCTGCAATATTAGTTTTTTTTCTAATCTATTAGATAAACTCCCCGAATGTCCTGATTGTTACCCACGTGGAAATTACGGCGGACCCAGCTCGATTGAAAACGAAGTATATGAGCAAGTAAAAGAATTTTATACCGGATCTATAATTAGAAACTCTAGGAAAGTTATACCACCAAAAGAGTTGGATTTATTTTTTCCAGATAAAAATTTTGCCATCGAGATAAATGGTGTATATTGGCACAGTGACCAACAGATCGACAGCGATTATCATTTTAAAAAGTATAAATTATGTGCCGATGCCGGTATCAGAGTATTAATGATAACAGACTATGAATGGGTACACAAAAAAGAATTAATATTACAAATGATTAAACATCGTTTAGGATTAGTAACTGATAAGATATATGCAAGAAAATGCAAGATTACACAATTGTCATCGCAGGATGCAAATATTTTTCTGACTAAGAATCATATGCATGGCTTTGCTCGAGCATCTATACATCTTGGTTTAGAGTTTAATGGTATATTAGTATCAGTTGTTTCCTTGTCAAGGACTCACAGATTTACTAATAAAAATGTAATCGAAATCGTAAGATTTGCAAATACCAATGCTCTAGTAATTGGATCATTTGGAAAACTGCTCAAAGAAATAAAAATTAGGTACCCTGATCATAATATTTCAACATACGCAGACTTGCGTTATGGCGACGGAAATGTATATAATAAAACAGGTTTTAGAGAAACTCACATTACTAAACCGGGGTATTGGTATTTTATCAACGGAAGAATTGATCATAGGCTTAATTGGACAAAACAACGATTAGTAAAACAAGGATACCCAAAGCATAAAACCGAACGTCAGATAATGGACGAGCTCAAAGCACTAAGAATTTATGACTGCGGTCATAAGCATTATAAATGGACACACGATGAATGATCATATATTAGATGAAATAGTGGAAATTGAATACCTAGGCTTAAGGGAAACCATTGATATTAACACCAGCGGTAACCGCTTATTTTATGCCAATGGAATCTTAACGCATAATTCAGCAGTAGAAGAAGTTGAATTTGATCATAGTCATATCAGCGGTGGTATCAGTAAGATTAACACCGCAGATAATGTGTTTGGTATCTTTACCAGCAGAGCCATGCGTGAGCGTGGCAAGTATCAGATACAGTGCATGAAGTCGCGTTCAAGCACTGGTGTTGGTATGAAAATTGATCTTGACTACAACATAGAAACCATGCGTATAACCGACCCCGGCATCGACGAATCGGGCCAGAGTCAGTATAAAAGCATGGCCAACAGTGTGATGGATCGTATCAAACCCAGCTCACAAATTAGTAGTGCAGATGAACCTGGTAGGCTAAAGGTCACCAGCGAAAGCAATAAACTAAAACAGATGTTAGCCGGACTCAAGAGTTCCCAGATATAATAAATAAATTAACGGGAGATTATTTTGCAAAAGCGTACTCGTAGTTTGTTGGCTGAACTGGACTCTATTAGATTACAGAAAGATCGAGAAAACTTTGTAGAAAGTCGTGCCAGCAATGTAATACAAGGTGCTATTAATCTATTACAATTCATACGTGAATCTTACGATTATGATACAGCCAGTGAATTAGAGCGTAGATTGATCAATAGCATACGCAGCGGTGATAGCTCGAAATTTTCTCGCGGAATCAGGAAACTAAAAGATGAGGGCTAAAGAATTTGTGACCGAAGGTCCATTGGACTATCTGAAAAGCGCAGGCCAGGCAGTGGCCGGCGCAGTACAAGGAGTGAAAACTGGGTGGACAGCTCAGCAGGCTGCTAATAAATTTAACAATAATGTTAAATTTACCGCCAACGAGGCCTTTAAGGACTGGTCTGGTGTAATGAGTAGTTTAGACATTGCCAATATGACATCCGAACAAATCAGTGCCGAGCTAGTCAATTTTAGTAATCGTGCCTTTGGGGACAAAGTACACAATAGTCAGATTCCCGCGCCTAGGTTAAATTCTGTCACAGATCGAAATGCAATGGCCAATTATCTCAAAGCCAGAAGTGCTGAGTATTGGCGAGCACATGCCGCACAAGGGAGATCCACTACCAATCCTGTTACAGGATTGCGTGGCCCAATTGCTGCTCCTA